AAGATTTAGATTTAGACACAGAGGAAGAAGACGACGATGGCGAAGACGCTTAAAGATTTCTTAAATGAAAGACAGCTTGGGCCGATGGTCGTCAAGAATCCTGACGAGCAGAAGTTCATTGACAAGCACGTAGTTGCAAAAACTGACGATCGCAACGGCAATGACGACGAGCTTTTTAAAGGCTCGAAGGTCAAGATGGCTGATCGCAAGAAAGATCGTAAGGGTTACAATCCTGGCGAAGATGAAGAAGTTTACGAAGAGCTGAAAGGCAATCAGCACAAGATCGATGCCAATCATAATGGCAAGGTCGATGCTCATGACTTCAAACTTCTACGTTCGAAGAAGAAAGTTGCTGAGGAAGCTGAAGAGCTAGAAGAACTTTCTCACGCTACCCTACGCGGTTATCGCATGAAAGCAAAGTCAATTGCTGACAATGAAGGCGGTAAGGATCGTACCGCGAGCCGCGATCTTGCAGGTCGTAAGTCATACGGCGGCAGAATGGCTGGTATTGAAAAAGCTAAAGTGATGGCTAAAGAAGAAGCCGATCAGATTGACGAACTCAGCGAACCTACTGTACGCACTTATTATAATAAGGCTGGCGAACAAGGCAAGAAGATAGCCGATAAGATGAAGATAGGCGGAGGAGATTGGTCAAAGGACGGATCAGATACTAAGACTCTGAAGAAGCGTGCAGCTGGTCGTACGATGGCTTTGAAGCGCCGTAGTGGCGAAATGAAGATGTCTGAAGAAGCTGAGCAGATCGATGAGATCTCGGCTGAAAAGAAAGATGCATACGCACAAAAAGCTGGTAAGCAACTTGGCGGTTTGTTTGCAAAAAGCAATAGTGCTGATGGAGCTCGCAAGTACTACAATCGTAAGAATGCTGTTCGTAAGATTGCCAACGAAGAAGCCGAGCAAGTCGATGAAAAACTCGACATGAAGAAAGCTTCGATGGGAACCGTAGTCAAGGATTTCCAAAAGTCTGATGCTCCTCAGTTCCAAGGCAAGTCACAGAAGAAGCGCCAAGTCATGGCGATCGCCGCTAAGCTTTCAGCAGAGCGTGGTGGCAAACCACTTCGCAAAGAAGAGCGTCTACTTGCCAAGCTTGCTGACATTTCTGAAACACACAAGAGAACGATGGTATCGGTCTTTGAAAAACTCAACGAAGATAACCAACGTGAGTTCATGCTAGCATGCGATACAGCAGAAGGCATCGAGCAAATGTTGGACTTCTCTATTCAACACAGAGGTGAATAATGGCCGTAACAGTTTCAAATAGAAAAAATGCCTCGTTCGTTCTTCACGTCTCTGCTGCGAATTCAGGCAACGTAGTTGTCTCTGGCAACAGCACGACGACTAACGTTGCCGGAACATCTACATGCATTGCTACCGGTGACGAAGTTATCTCAGGTGCATACATCACTCAAGTTGTATGGGGTACTGACGGCGTCGGTTCGATCCAAGTTCTTAGAGGTTCAACTCTCGTAGCAGTATACGATTCTACTGGTCAGAAGGATTATGCAGGTTGCGGAATTCCGCTCAATGTAAATCCTACTGCAAACTTAGTAGTTAACTTCGTTGGTTCATCTAACGCTTACTGCATTGTTGAGCTGCAGAAACTAGGCACCACTTCAGAATATTTGAGATAAGGTACTAACATGAAGCTAATCACAGAAGTTGTAGAAGATCTGAAATGTATCACAGAAGCTCGTGAAGACGGGAAGAAGAACGTATACATCGAAGGTATCTTCTTACAAGGAGGCATTAAGAACCGTAACGGTCGTATGTATCCTGTAGAAACCCTTGAAAAAGAAGTTAATCGTTACGACGAAACTTACATTCAGAAAGGCAGAGCTCTTGGCGAGTTAGGTCATCCTGACGGTCCGTCCATTAACCTCGATCGTGTATCTCACATGATCACTTCTTTGAAGAAAGAGGGCGCCAACTTTGTAGGTCGTGCTAAGTTGATGGATACTCCAATGGGTAACATCGCCAAAGGTCTCATCGGAGAGGGCGTAAAGCTCGGTGTATCTTCCAGAGGCATGGGTTCGTTGAAGCTAAATAGAGAAGGCATCAACGAAGTTCAAGACGATTTCTATTTGGCCACAGCTGCAGATATCGTAGCAGATCCTTCTGCTCCAGATGCATTCGTGAATGGCATTATGGAAGGCGTAGAATGGGTTTGGCAAGATGATCTGTTAGTTGCAAAGAAAAATGCACAGAAGATGTTAGAGCAAACTGTGCAAAATATTGAAAGCGCATCTTTTTCGAAGCAGCTCGATGCTAAAAAGTTTGAAATTTTTGAGAACTTCCTCAATAAAATTTCTAAAATCTAACTTAGAATAAATAAATAAAATCTACAAGGAGTCAAAAATGTCAAATAAAGATACGAGTGAAATCGTTCAAGACGGTATCGATGAATCTGCTGGTTCGGAAACATTGAAGCCGAATCCAACACGCGCAGAGATGCTAGCTACTTTTAGCTCGCTTCTTGCACAACTGAAGGGTGAAGATCTTTCGCACTTCTTTAACGATTCAATCAAGCAATATAGTGCTGATGGCGTTCCTTCAGCGACTGCTCCTGGTGGAGCTCCTGCTATTGGTAAGATGCCAATGCCTACGCTGAACGCAGTGAAGGAAGACATCAACGAAGTATTTGATGGCGAAGATCTTACTGAAGAAGCAAAAGAAAAGTTTTCAACAATCTTCGAATCAGCTGTATCAGCTCGCGTTTCGATCGAAGAAGCTCGTCTCGAAGAAGAATTCGCTACGAAGCTCGACGAAGCAGTAGAAGAAGTAAAAGAAGAGATCACTACAAAAGTCGATCAGTACCTCGACTATGTAGTAGAATCGTGGATGGAAGATAACAAGCTTGCTATCGAATCCACAGTCCGCGCCGATATTGCAGAGAACTTCATGGAAGGCCTCTACAATCTGTTTGCTGAATCATACATCACAGTGCCTGAAGAGAAGCTTGATGTAGTCGGTGAATTGAAGGCACAACTCGAAGAGCTAGAAGCAAAGCTCGACGAGTCTATAAACACGCAATTAGAACTACAGTCAGTCATCGACGAAGCTACAATGGAAGCAACGTTCGACGAAGTGTCTGAAGGTCTTGCTGCTACACAGGTAGAAAAGCTTCGCACACTTGCAGAAGGTATCGAGTTCACAGATAGCGAGTCTTATGCAAAGAAGCTCGACATTCTAAAGGGCAAGTACTTCTCTGAAAAGAAGGAAGTTAATACTGGCGTTATTTCGGAAGAAGCAACAGAAGGTCTTAACGAAGAAACTAAGCCTAAAGCAGTTGGTGAAATGGCAAACTATGTCAGCGCGATTTCGAGAACCAAAAAGTTTTAATTTGATAAATAATAAACAAATCCTAAGGATAAAGGGAGAATAAAATGTTAGCTGAGGAACTAAATACCAAGTGGAAGCCAGTGCTCGAGCACTCGGATCTTCCAGAAATTACAGATGCTCACAAGCGCCTTGTCACAGCGACAGTGCTTGAGAACACAGAGCGTGCGCTTCGCGAGGCTGCTGGCCAAGGTAGCTCACAGCAAATGCTTGGCGAAGGTGACGGTCACGTCAACTCCGTAGGCAGCGGCCAGGTTGCAAACTTCGATCCAGTACTGATTTCACTCGTACGTCGTTCGATGCCAAACCTTATCGCTTATGACGTTTGCGGCGTTCAGCCAATGAACGGTCCAACAGGTCTTATCTTCGCAATGCGTTCACAATACGCAAACTCGACAGATTCAACTGTTGCAGAAGCATTCTACAACGAAGCCAACACAGGTCACGCTTCGCGTCTCGGTGCTGGTCTTAACGCTGCTAACACAGGTGCTGCTTCAGCAACTGCAGTTGGTGCTAACACAGTTGGTACAGCTCCTGATACTGCAAACAACGCTGGTAACACATACTACAACTACACGATGGGTCTTCTTGTTGGTTCTGCTGAACTTCTTGGCGCTAACAGCTCATACATCTTCCCGGAAATGGGCTTCTCAATCGAGAAGGTAACTGTATCTGCTAAGACACGCGCTCTGAAGGCAGAATACACCCTAGAACTTGCACAAGATCTGAAGGCAATTCACGGTCTTGACGCAGAAGCCGAACTTTCGAACATCCTTTCAGGTGAAATCCTTGCGGAAATCAACCGTGAAGTTGTTCGTTCGATCATCATCACTGCTGAAAAGGGTGCAACTGAAGGAACCACAACAGCTGGTATCTTCGACCTCGACACCGATTCAAACGGTCGTTGGTCAGTTGAAAAGTTCAAGGGCCTTCTGTTCCAAATCGAACGTGAATGCAACAAGATTGCAAAAGAAACACGTCGCGGTAAGGGTAACGTAATCATCTGCTCGTCTGACGTTGCTTCGGCACTTCAAATGGCTGGCGTTCTTGATTACGCTCCTGCGATGAACACATCGTCACTGAACATCGACGACACAGGCAACACATTTGCTGGTGTTATCAACGGTCGCATTAAGGTCTATATTGATCCATATGCTGGCACAAACTTCTTGGTAGTAGGCTACAAGGGTTCGAATCCGTTCGACGCTGGTCTGTTCTATTGCCCATACGTTCCACTACAAATGGTTCGTGCAGTTGATCCAGGTTCATTCCAACCGAAGATCGGCTTCAAGACACGTTACGGAATGGCACCGAATCCATTCGCTAAGGGTACTACAGCTGCTTCGACAACTGCAGTTCTTGAGCAAGATTCGAACAAGTACTACCGTCGCGTTCTTGTTAACAACCTTATGTAATATAAGAGTTGGAACAACCAACCTAAAAACTGGAAGGGGAGTCGAAAGGCTCCCCTTCTTTTTGGCATGTACAATATATAAATAGTGTGTATAATGATCTTATGGCCAAAGGAAAGATATGACTGCTGTAAACAATATTAACAAAAACTTTCTGTCACCTTTAGGCTACAAGTTTACTTTGGCGCGAGCACCTGCGCTCGGTTACAATGTACAGAACATTCGTTTTCCTGGTGTGCAGATGAGTAACGGCGAGAGTCCTACTCCGTTCGTGCCGATTCCAGTCACTGGCAAACTTACTTATAGTCCTCTCGATATTACGTTTCGTCTGAACGAAGATATGACAGATTATCTTGAGATCTATAACTGGATGGTGGCTCTGGCATCTCCTGTTAGTTTTGATGCTTATAAAGCTGTACAGAATTCTCAGGCTGGATCTACAGGAACACTCTACTCAGATCTGAACTTACAGATCATGAATAGCAGTATGAACTCGAATATTATGATAACTTTTTATGACGCGTTTCCAACCAGTCTCGGAGATATTGAGTTTAATAGTACAGATACCAGTGTCAATTATATAGAATGTAGTGTAGAGTTTAAATATCTAAGGTATGATATTACTAAATTATAGGATTTGTTATGAAAATTGATGACATTTATGCAGAATGGGAAAAGGATTCCCAGATTAATCGCTCTGAGCTCGGCGACGAAGCGCTCAATATTCCAAAGCTCCATCATAAGTATTTCAAGATCTTTACGCATGAGCGTCTGCTGCTTCGTAAGCAAGAGGCAGAACTCAAGCAACTGAAGCTCGAGAAGCTGGAGTTCTACACTCTCGGACCGACAGAAGAGTCCCATGAAAAAGGCTGGCGCTTGCCACCACAGGGCAAAATACTGAAATCTGAGGTGAATAACTATATAGAAGCAGACAAGGATATGGTGAATCTATCGCTCAAGCTGGGTATTCAGCATGAGAAGATCGATCTCCTTGAATCCATCATCAAGTCTCTCACTGCCCGTGGTTTTAATATCAAGGCTGCGATCGAGTGGGAGCGATTTAAAGTAGGTATTTAATGAGCTCGGTGCATCTTAAATTTATCAATAATGTCCACGTCAAAGTGGAGGCAGAACCATCGACTATCATGGAATTGGCAGACGAGTTCACGTTCTATGCAGAGAACTATAAGTTCCATCCAAAGTATCGAACGAGAATGTGGGACGGCAAGATTCGTCTCATTAACAATCTGACTGGATATGTATACTCGGGTTTAGCAAGGCATATCAAGAAATTTTGCGATGCTCGAAACTATACGTTTTCGTTTGACGAAGAATTATATTATGACGGCGTATCTGAGCATGAACTAAGAGAGTTCATAAATACTCTTGGAATTCCTGAAAAATATGCCATCAGAGATTATCAGTTTGATTCGATCTTAAAGTGCATTCGATCCAATCGAAGAACATTGGTATCGCCGACTTCTTCTGGTAAATCTTTGATGATCTATATTCTGATGAGATGGTATCAGAAGCATAAGGCTTTGATCATCGTTCCCACCATCGGCCTCGTGAATCAGATGGAGAGTGACTTTCGAGATTATGGTTATACTGGCGATGTTCATATGTCCACTCAAGGTTTGAGTAAGTCGAATAATATTGAATGCGATATGGTCATTACCACATGGCAGTCACTCAATAATGGTAAGAACAAGATGCCAAAACCTTGGTATCAACAATTTGGAGTCGTATTCGGAGATGAAGCCCATGGAGCAAAAGCGACTTCGCTTATACAAATTCTTAGCAGTCTTACTGATTGTAAGTATCGTTTTGGTACTACCGGCACGCTCGATGGTACACCTCTTAATGAAACAACAATCGAAGGTCTCTTCGGTCCAAAGTACAAAGCAGTTACCACAAAAGAGCTTATGGATCAAGGATACGTATCCAAACTCAAGATCAAGTGTATCGTCCTTAAGTATGATGAACAGACAAGCAAAGAGCTCAAAGGAAAAACATATCAAGAAGAAATCGATTTCCTCATTGGCAGTGAAGCTCGGAATAAATTCATCCGCAATCTCGGACTCTCTTTAAAAGGTAATAAGCTTGTTTTCTTTCGAATTGTCGATCATGGTAAAACACTCTATGATCTCATCACAAGAAGTACTAATCATAATGTTTTTTACATCGATGGTTCTGTTAGTGGTGATATGCGAGAGTCTATACGAAAGGCTATCGAAGAAGAAGAAAACGCCATCCTCCTCGCTTCTCTAGGAACGACATCGACTGGAGTGAGTATCAATCGACTACATCATATGATCGCAGCTTCTCCATCGAAGTCGAAGATCAAGGTTCTTCAGTCAATTGGTCGTATGCTTCGTCAGCATGAATCGAAAGAGCATGCAGTCTTGTATGATATCGTCGACGATCTCTCCTATAAATCCCATCAAAACTTTACGCTCAGACACTTTCTCGAAAGAACGAAGATCTATGATGCTGAGCAGTTTGACTACGAAATTTACAATGTGAAGGTTTAATTATGTTGAAAGTAATGCATCTCATCAGCTGCGATACTCTTATCGGAGAGGTTGAAGAAAACGAAGACGAATATATTATTACACATCCATTCCTCATGGAAATTGTCGACGACTCAGATCAAGGTTCTGGTGTTCGTATGGATTATTTGTTAGCATTTTCGAAAGATAACTGTGTACATATAAAGAAAAATGTTGTATTGTATAACTATAATCCTTCAGATAGGATGGAAGAGTATTATGGTCGACTCGTCGAATTCACGGCTAAACGTGACAATGATGTCATTCTAAAGCAAACCCTCGAGAGTATGGATGAGATGGATAGCAGATTGAAATCTCTTCTAACACGAAGACTCGTAGGGAAAAGTACAGTAAATTGAGAAAGTCTAAATGATGATTAAAAAGAAACCGACTACCCACTATATCGACAACAAGTTGTTTTATACCGAGATGGTCAAGTTTTGGAACTCGTGTCAAGAAGCCAAGAAGAATGGCGAACCTCGGCCTCCAATTCCAGAATATGTGGGTAAGTGCATCATGCTGATCGCACAGCGGTTGTCAACACGACCTAACTTTATCGGATACTCATATCGAGAAGAAATGGTCGGTGATGGTATTGAAAACTGTCTGACATACATTCATAATT